TTCTAAACTTTTAAACAAACAAGGAATTAATACTTCCGAAGAAAATACTAGCTTAATGGGATCGCATCCCAACGCTGCCGCTGCCCGAGAGGCTGCTACTCGATATGCCATGTCGAGGATTCTCCGTGACCACAAGACAATCGTTGATTGTTGGGGATCACCGAAACCTCAGAAACTTCTGACCGATGCTTTGAAGAGCAATTGCACTTCTAAGAACATTGAGTATCGGAGCTTTCATGACAAATTCACAGCTAAAGACTATTTCTCTGATTTTAAGACTACCCAACGATCACAATGGGACCGATCTTCTGTAATTGAAGACGCTGGTGCGTTATGTGTGGATGTATATGCCCCACGCCCAGTAGAGATTGCAGATATTTTGCGTTGCATGCCAGGTCAAGATGGAGCTTCTAACGTGATGTTTTTCATCGTACAGAAGTTTGCACCTGGAGTGGTTGGAGTCAATTTTGAAGAGTCAGTCTGGCGCCGTGATGACGGCATGATATATCAAGCAAGCGACCTCGCGTCAAGTACCGAGTGGCCAGCTACCCCAGACCATTGGTTGTTTAGTAGCAACCATGAAAACATCAACGGCACTGAAATGCTAGTTTGGGAAGACATTCGTCAATACTCAGACTACCATATAATCGGTGTTAGACTCGTTCCCCGAGGCCCTATTTGTGAAGCATTTATGGCTGATACTCAGATAGCCTTAGTTGATCACGCCAGCGCTACAATGCGTCAGCGGATCATTGCTCAGGCGGAATGGAGCGTTGCCTCAGTCTATAACTGGATTCGTGGCAATACAAGCGCTTCTCCTCATCTGATGATCTTTTGCAGAATTGCTCGCGACTTGGCGCCGACGGTTGTTGGTAAAACTGCCCAAACATTCCAACGTTCTACGATCCGTTCGCTCGTTATTGAAGCTCTTAAAGGAGTCGAATACGAGTTGCTCAGGAAAGTACGTTGGTTTGAATGGGAAGCAGTTATTGCCAACACAGTTGAATACATCATGGTAAGTACTATTCCACAGACTCTACATGCAATGTCGACGTTCAGACAGCGTACAGATGAACTAACTAGTTCTCTTCGCACACTGATCAAGGCAGATCCAAAGAGCCATAATGTTAGGAGTTCGCTGTACATAGGTATAGCAGCAGCAGTAGTCGGCGGATTGATCTTCGCGTATAAAGCGCGTGGGTCTCCCC